GACTCTTCGGCAGTTGCCACAACTACAGGAATCCCTGTCAAGGTGGCATCTCCTACAGCTGACCCGACAATCATCGGCCCGTTCACCAGCGGTGCGATCAACCTGAACCAGTGGTATGGAATCGGGACTGCTGCCGATGTCATCAACATCCAGTACACGCCGGAGGAGTAATGGCGGAGCGCCGACAACCCGACGTGCTGGCGCGGCTTGTCGGCGCGGACGGAAAGATCGATCCATCCAAGATAGTCTCAACCGCTAACCAGTTGATGCGCCTTGGGATGTTGAGGATGAATCGGGTGCAAGACCCGTTCATCAGAATCAAGAATAAGTACGGGCGCACACCTCGACGGCGCATCCTCAAGCCTGGAGAGAAGGTCGGGAAAACCAGGATAAGTGTTTGCGAATCAATAGCTCACGCCATGGGATTCAGGCCGTGGCTTAGGCCGGACGATCCAGACTACAAGATTTCGATTCGTGTTCCCAACCAGGGGTTCATGGGATGTCAGACGATGGCTCAGTCGGTGTCGGCAAAGATCGAGCCTGAGCTTGCCATGCTCATCCCGGCACACTGCGCACCGGATTGGAAGCGGGACACGACTGGAGCATTGAAGTCGGTCACATTGAAGTACGACTACACGGGACAGGCCTGCGGTTCAACCCTCCACGTCCGTTCGTATAACCAGTTGGCAGACTCATTTCTTGGAATCGACTATGACCACTACGGATGGGACGAGCCTCCCCCGCAAGATGTACTAATTGCGGCAGAGCGCGGCAAGGTCACGACCAACGCTCCCTCCTGGTTCGCCATGACGCCTCTCTACGGAGCGCCATACTTCTACGATATGTTCTCCGTGAAGGCGTTCAATGGGGGCGGAGACGATCAGGAAATTGCGATCTTCACCGGCACGACCTGGGACAATTGTCAGGATTATTGTCGGCAGTGCGACGAGTATATTCCGGAAAACGACCCTGTGAACATGGCTGATCCTCACGGGGAGCGCCCGGTGAACAATTGCCCTAAGTGCGGCCTCATCATGGGTTTCATTCCACGGGCGGGAATCGAAGAGTACGCCAAGCTGTTTACCGATCCAGAGGAGTATGACGCACACATTGGCGGTAAGGAAGGCCACCTCAGCGGGCTGGTATACAAGACGCTCGACCGTGCGGTGCATCTCTACAAGGATTTCAAAATACCCTCCGATTGGATGCGGATTGAGGCAGTTGATCCACACGACGCCCGCCCGACACGCTGGCTGTTTGCGGCAGTAAGCCCAGAGGACATTACAATAAATGGGAAACCGGCAAATCGAATCTACGTTTATGCGTATCTTTTGGCAAACGGGAATGTGGAAGAGATCGCACGACAGGTCAAAGTGAAACGGGCAGAACACAACTATTATGAACCGGCGTTTGTAGTTCTCGATGCAAAGTACGGTGCGCGGACGCAGCTCAACGATACCTCGTGGGAAGATGAACTCGAAAAGGCGGGAATCGGACGCATCCGGCTTTCGCACTCCGAGGCAGGAGACATTGCGCTGGGGCACAAGCGGGTGAAAGAATACCTGCAAAACCATTACAGCGCCGTTAAGAGCAAAGATGTTCCGGCGCTGCTGTTCGCAGAGGAAGGTTGCCGGGGTGAACGGGGCCCGACTCAGGATTTGTTTAATTATCAGTGGAAGGCGGGAACCGATAAACCGGAAGAGGGATATAAGGATTTTGCGGACACAGTTCGCTACCTCTGCCTGGAGCAGCCGGTTTACTCACCGCCGAACGAGAAGAATGATTTGATCGCTCAATTCCTAGCGGCACGAAGCGAAACGGATTACAATCCCCTAAGCTATGGGTTACGGAGCGCCAATGCTTGAGATAAAGCCAGTCAGTTATGCAGACATTCTCGATGCTCCCAACTCGGCAGAACTGTTGGACGCCTACTCGAAAGACTGCGTGATGCCCGACTACAACCCACAGCGCCAGATATACGCCGCGATGGAGAATTCAGGGGCGCTTCACTGCTTTGGCGCATACTCGGATGATGTTCTTGTAGGATTTGTCTCTGTGGTTGCAGGCGTTATGCCGCACAATGGAAAGAGAATAGCCACGATAGAAAGTCTGTTTGCTCTGCCGTCTCACAGGAAACTTGGCACCGCAGATGCCCTGCTGTCTACCGTCGAGAGCTTCTCGATCAGGAATGGATGTGTGGCCCTGCTGTACACCGCCAGGGTAGGAAGTCCTTTGGATGTGGTGTTGTCCCATCGCCCCGGTTGCAAGGCCAGCCATACCACGTTTACGAGGTGGCTATGAGCACATTGACGGCACCTTTACCGATTGCCATGTTCCCGGCTTCGCCAGCCGTTCTCGAGCAACTGAACGAAATCAACAAAATCATCCTCTCTTACCCCCAGATCGAACTCGCCACAGAACATCTATTCCACGGCGGAATGTATGCAAGAACCATTCGTCTCCAACCGGGGACAAAGATGATGGGTTCGCTTATCAAGTTGGCAACTGTTCTTATCGTTCATGGAGACTGTTCAGTGTTGATCGGAGACCAAAGAGTTGAGCTGACCGGATACAATGTCATTCCCGGATGCGCGGGGCGGAAGCAGTTCTTCTGGACTCACGGGCCGGTTGAGATGACGATGATTTACCCGACCGCTCTTGGAACTGTTGAAGAGGCTGAGGATGAAGTCTTTGCAGAGTCCGATCAGTTGATGTCTCGCCGCGATGGAAGCGGTGATACGATAGTGGTTACGGGAGAATAGGATGGCAGGAAGCATTTCAGCGGCATTGATTATCGGCGCAGCGGCTGTTGGTGAGGGCATCTATGCGGATGTCAGCAAGCCTTCCACACCCGTGGCTCCCACTCAGGCACAAACCAATGAACAGACGGCTCAGGCGGCTCAGGCGTCGGCTTTGGCTCAGGCTCAGGCATTGACACAGCGCCGGGGTATGGCAAGCACGATGTTGCAAAGCCCGATGACCAGCGGTAATGCTACAGTAGGGAAAGCGACATTGGGGGAATAATGGCTTCTGTCGGTCTAGCCTCGCCTTATATGTACTCCGGGGGATATGCACCCTCCCGGCTCAACGACCGCTCCGCCGACGAACGAGCCAAGGATGCTCAGAAATATCTACAAGTGCTTGCACAAGAAAGACTTCCGTGGGAATGGATGGTGGACAACATCATCATGTACGTCAACCACGGCAGGCGGGGCGTGCAAGACAAGGATTTGTGGCCCGGCCAGCCCACCGGATTAGAGATTTTCGCCGACTCCGCCATGCTTGCCCACAACACTCTGGTCAAGGGTATGGTGGGGTATCTCTGTTCTCGCAATCAACCTTGGTTTGGACTGGAACTTCCCGGCAAACTAAACTTCCCGTGCACAAGCCGGATGAGAGCATGGACCGGAAAGCGAGTCGATTCCTACCCAGAAGTCCAGCGGTGGATTCAAGACTGCCAAGACGTGATGTATTCAGCGTTCAACCGAAGCAATTTCTATGATGTAGTGCCGGAATTCATCGGTGATGGGTCTGCTCCAGGTACGGCCCACTTGCTGATAGAAGAAGATGTTTCGACGGCAACCATCATTTTCACCGTTCCCCATTTCCGGGAATGCTTCATCGCGGAAAACCGATTTGGCCAGGTCGACACAAACTATCGCGTCTACAAAATGACGCTTCGGCAGTTCGTTCAGCAGTTCGGCTTGGACGAAATGAAGAAGGCCGATACGAACTTCGAGCATGACTACGAAAGCAATATGCACGAGCAGCGCGAAGTTCTCCATGCGGTCTATCCCCGCAAGGATTACAACCCTGGGCGCATAGATGCCAAGGGAAAGAAATGGGCATCCGATTGGGTGTATCGAAAAGGCGGAAAGATACTCGGAGCGGACGGGGATCAGGGATTGAAGATGCTGTCCGAGGGCGGCTACGACTCTATGCCGATACTGAGTTGGAGATGGAGGAAGAATTCAGACGAATCCTACGGTCGCTCTCCGGCGCACGATGCTTGGGTCGCCATCGCGTTGGACAATCAGATGGGGAGAACCAATCTGATTACTGCCCAGAAAGCGGCTGAACCTCCGATGGTGGCGTATGAGGACCAGCGGGGAAAGATTCAGCGTGGCCCGAACGGCTTTACATTCATCCCAACCAACCGTGGCGACATTCGCCAGATCATGCCGCAACCTCTAACGACCGGCGTCCAAAACCTTCCGTTCAATACGGAGTATCAGGGCAAAGTTGCGCAGATCATCAACCAGCACTTCCACACAGATGTGTTCACCCTGCTTACGCAATTGGCGCAGGGCGGTGCCACTGAGCGTATGGTGACGGCGCAAATCAATGAGTTGATGACCGAGAAGGCGGCGCTGCTCGGAACCATTGTCGGTAACCTGCAATCGGAAGGGTTCAACCCCATGATTGCCAGGGTGTTCGACATTGAGGCAAGGGCAGGACGCATTCCTGAAGTTCCGCAAATTCTTCAAGATTCCGAGCATGAGCCAATCAAGGTGCAATATCTGGGCCTCTTGTCTCAGGCACAGACCAGGGTAACGAAGGTCCGGGCGATTCAATCCGGAGTGGCTCTGATTACGTCAATCACACAGTTCGATCCTCTCGCCATGCACGCTCTCGACACGGATGAGATGGTGCGCGAGGCATGGGACGCGGTAGGCGGTCCAGCAACGTGCCTACGTGACCCAAAGGCCATTGCTCAGATACGGGAGATGGCTCAGAAGCAGCAGGAGAAGCAGCAGCAGATTGAGAACGCACCTAAGATTGCCAAGGCGGCGGCACTGGCCGGCAAGGCGGTAGAGCCGGACAGCCCTCTCAAAACCATGATGGGCGGCGGTAAGGAGCCAGGCGAATGATTGACTACACGCCGGAAGAAGACGCCAGACAGATTGCCGATAAGAAAATGAAGCAGTATTACCGGAGCGTGTTTAGCTCGACTGAGGGTCGGAAAGTGCTTGGTGATATACTCGTTTCAAATCACTTCGGGGTTCCATTGAACAACGAAGTGGAGCGGATTGAGTACAATGTGGCTATTGCAATTGCCAGGATGAGCGGTACAATGAGCGAAGTGGATGCTCTAATAGGAATCGTGGAGGGTTGAAGTGGCGAATCCAAGTCCAACGTATCAAGGTGTGAACTGGCCGGGAGCGGATGCACTCCGCATTCCCACGGAGCGCGGCGGGTTTGTCGCCAAATCTACTCAGACGCAGGCGAGTCTTGAGACATATGGCGAGCTTGACCTTGGAACCGTAGCAGCCAGCACCATCACTCTCAATGCGCAGCAGGCCGGAGCCTCCCTCATCACCATCACCCCGACCGGGGCTGTGACGATTGTTCTCCCCACCTGCCAGCCGGGGCATCACTTCTTTCTCTGGAATCTGGCGACGGCGACCTATAGCGTCACCGTACAGATCGCAGGAAACCCAACCAATACCGCAGTCGTTCCATTCCTGGCCGCAACCGGCAGTATGTCTGAAATCGTGCATACCGGGAACAACGGCGGTGTGATGCTCAGGAACGGATAGAGTTTGGTTTTTCACAATTTGGGTCCGCTCAGAGTCCGGCCAGACTGAGAGCGGCGAAAGTAAGACAGACGCGGCAATCGAGTGCTCGATCACTCGGTTCCGCGTCTTTTCTTGGCCCAAAGATTTTTGAAGGAGCAGCAAATGGATGCAGTTGTCGATCAACCCGTAGCGGGAAGTGAAACGACCGGGAACACGGGCAACCAGCAGACGCAGACGCCGGGATGGTTAGCGGGTTTGCCTAGCGACCTCAGAGACAATGAGGCTTTCAAGCCGTATCGCACGGTGGGAGACTTTGCAAAGGCCCATCTCGAAACGGCGAACAAAGCCAAAGAGTACGAGGGGAAGTTGGCGAACTCGATCCCCAAACTGGGCGAGAATGCTACGCCGGAAGAGCGCGATAAGTTCTACACCTCACTCGGACGGCCCGATAAGCCGGAAGGTTATGAGCTAGACCCTGAGAAGAAGAATGCACCTGAGTGGAACAAGTATTGGGAAGACACCTTGTTTTCTGAGGGTATCCCCAAGAAAACCGCTCAAGCTCTTCAAGGGAAGTTGAATGCTCAGTTGACCTCAATGGTGGAAGCGCACAACGCCAAGATTCTCGCAGAGAATACCAAGGCGGCTGAAACGCTGAAAACCGAGTTGGGCGACAAATACGATGCGAGCGTAGTGCTCGTGTCGCGGCTATGGAAGCAATGGGGAAAAACAGAAGTCGAATTCGACAAGGCGTTTGCAGCTGAAAGCAGCGCCAACCGAACTACGATGATGCGCTTCCTGTTGAACGTGGCCGCAAAAACCGGAGAGGATTCATCTTTGCGCGGGTCAGGGCAGAGGGCGGAAACGCCTAAGGCCGGATACGATTTGAGTAAATTCAATCTTCCGCCAGCAAGGATTTAGGCCTCTCTAAGGGGAGATTATCGCCATGGCAGATGCCTCGCAACTCGGTTACACCACGATGACGGATGTAATCAACAGCTACTCGTCCTCGGATGCCCGTGCGCAGTTTGTCCAGCCCGCAAAGGTGCTTGCCCGCGCTTGCCCTTTGCTTGAGTTCTTGCCTTTCGTCCCGGCAAACAACATGCTTTTCAACGTCGCTCGGCGTACCGATTACCTGGACGTTCCTGCAACGCGCCGGTTCAATGAAGCAGCCGTGATTACGAACTCCAAGAACACCAACATCACCGACGATATTGCCATGTGGGAAAATTGGGATGTTCAAGATGCGGCGTTTGCCGACCTTCAACCCGATCCCTCGGCGTATATGTCGGACCAGATCAGCAACAAGATCGAGGGCTTCAAGCAGAAAATCGAATCCGTATTGTTTTACGGAAACCCGGCTACCGATCTTGGTGGAATCAGAGGCCTGGCAACACGAATCAACAATCTTGAATCGGTTCCCAACGGAGACGGAAGCTGGCCTGCGAATGCTTACAACAGCGGGCTGACCTCCGGCAACGCCACAAGCATCTGGGCGGTCGAATTCGGAAAAGACAAGGTTCAAGCAATCTACCCCGCCAGTAGTCCGGCAGGCCTGGAAATCAACACCATCGGCAAAGTTCCGTGGACAATGGCCACCGCCCTGAGTGGAGTTCTCGGTCAATCGAGGGCACTGATGGCGTATGTCACTCAGTGCAAATGGAGCTTGGGACTTCAGATCGTTGACGAACGCTGCGTTCAACGCGTTGCCAACGTGAACCCGATTCCGTTGCAGCCGGGTGGCTTCGATGAGAACCTGCTCATTCTGGCCCTGGGCAATCTTCCTGGTGCGGGTAATGCTCCCGGCACGGTGATTCTGTGCAGTCGCGCCATTCTGAATCAGATGAACGTCCGAGCGGTTTCACAGAAAACCAACGGCTACTACACGCAAAACGCGGAGACCGGCGACATCTGGGGATCGCGGCGTATTACG